AAACAAAATCGAAAAATATAATATCTACTTATGTAGACGGGGTCATATGCGGACACCGTAGCCTCAAATTGACTAGGAGCCTGACTAAAACAGGTAGTAAACATTACTTAAAGGTCCATCATGAACCACAGTAACGCAAAGAGGCAAGCTACCAAGCCTAAAGGTAGTCGCAGAGATGGGAAAACTGCGTCTAAGACTAGTAAACTTAGAGAAAAAATCTCCTCGGTTAAATCAAATCGAAAATTGATCGCTGAAAAGCGGCAACAAAAATCTTTTGATGACTTAAGTCATTCTGAACTAAGAAATTACGTTCAATTAAAAAAAATACTTAAAAATAAAACTTCTACTGCTTCGTTCACAGCAGATGAAGATGATTCAAAATATGCTCCACCTATCAAACAGCATATTAATCACTCATATCCAAAGGTATATGGCATTGATGATCTTCAAAAAGAAAATATCAAAGAAGATGCTCCACTGGATATTCCTAAGTTTACATCAGCTTTATCTTCTATGCATCTTCATCAAAAACATATAGAAGATGCCATTGGTATCGTACAAGCCGGTGTTAAACCAGCCAACTATCTTGATCCTCTTTTTAAAAACCACATGAAACAGTTGCTCAAGGTATTACAAAACGATGAAGATACTCCACAACATCCAAATTTACACATAATGCATTATCATTTAACTCCTGTGCAAGTAAATATTTTTAAAAAGAATTATCCACACAAACTTCTCACCCCAGCCAATAATCAAATTGTGAGTAATACTCCTTTATTGGACGATCTCATTCATCAGTTTATCGATGATTCTTTTTTATATTCCGAAAGTTTATTTCCAGGTGAAAAATTAGTGTATTGTGATATACGAAATAGCTTTAATATAACTTATCCAAACGTATGGAAATGCAAACCAATTTATGAATCTAGAGACATATGTAATTGGTTTGAACAAGCTAATGGTACCTTACAATGTAATCACACAGTTTTGGAATGTGATTGTGTTGATCCTGATATTTATATTTCCATTGATTCCATATATTATTTTACTCCGCATGAGATAGCACTACTTGTTGGTCGTTCAAAGAAAAAATTGCTAGTAGCTTCACATCATGTATTTCCTTATGCATTTGGAGCCATTTTAGGATCAGATTTATCGTATTTGGTACAAGATGAAAATGTTCGTGTTACTATTGGAAATGATATTCCCAAATACTACAATAATCTCCATTGGATGCGTCAAGGATCTTATAATTTCAAACACAAAAAAGAACCATGGACTATGGCTTGGAAAACCATTAAAAGATATACTTCCTCAGCAATTACAATGTTTACGATCCATCCTGGTACAATAAACAATCCTATATTAACACCTTCTTTATTTACTTCTGCTCTTCAAGATGAATCTTATTATGGTAGTGTTAATTTTACTCCAGCCGTCAATGACTCAAAAATTAAAAATGTTGTTGGAGAATTTTTGGAATGTGATCATTTAGATCTTTATTCTTGGGGATCTTATTCTATCATGTTCAATACTAAAACAAAAGAACGTTTTTATTGTCCTAAAGGTTTGGTGAATCATATGGCTATGTATGTTATGGGAAAAGTACGTAATAAAGAATCTTTTATTAATTCATTGGGACATGCTCGTATTGCTGTCAAATCATATAATATACCATCAGAAATTTTATGTGGTAGTGTTTTTGCAGCCACGTGTTTAGGATTTGTGTCTCATGTTTATGATGAAATAAAATTAATGCATTCAATAGTTAAACCCATTTCGAATTTATTTAGTACACATTCAGATGCTATTTCTTTAACATATAAAACTGTATTAGGACACAAAACTCTAATAGCTGTTATGGCTATTTCAGCTGCAGTAGCAAAAATTCTAGGAGTTGGTTTATTCGCTGCTTCGCTACCAGCAGCTGCTGGAATTATCACAATAGGTGCTGGTGTAGTAGGTGCAGCAGCTGTCGGAGCTTCATATATGTATTCAAATAATAAGAACAAACAACCTGTAAATACTATTTTTGAAGATTATAGAAACAATTCTCGTAAATCGAATTCTTTATCCTATCGTAACCATGCAATTCCTTACACCACATTGCCATCAACCGAAGTTAAATATACAATAGATCAATTAGATTCTATACAAATTGATCGAACAGCTAAAATAAAATTTGGTAACTTAGAGAAGAAAAGAATAGATCATGAACCAATTAGTGTAGCAGGTGTTGTTACGACAGTTGCACTACCAATAGTGGTAGAGTCCTCAGGATTAAGTAGTGCTGTATCAATAATGACTCGTCCTCTTACTCCACAATTAGTTCACACTGTTGAATTCAAATTTGAAATTTTCCATGAATTTTGGCTTTATTGTAATGATTATTTTGATCAATTTTTACCAGACATGCTTGAATTAAATCCAAAAAATTTTTCTCTGTGGAATTCTAAATTTACTCAAGCTCAACAATTAATACATGTCAAAGCATTGTTGAATTTTAATTCATCACCATCGGATCGTATTAATACTTGCGGTTCTTTTCCTAAAATTGAATCTGTAATTAAGAGCAATGTAGATGGTTCAATAAAATATGATCCTCGTAATATTGCCTCTAGGGATCCTCAACATAATGTTGTTACAGCACCCTTCATGCATTCATTTTCAGATTGTTTAGCTTCCAAATGGAATACTGGAAAAGAATTTGGCATGGTATATACATCAAAGGTGTGTGCTGATGAAATTGGACAATATTTTCATGATTCATTTGATGGTCCTAATAGAGTAGTAATAGAAGGAGATTATAAACGTTATGACACAACTATTCATGTAGGGTTTTTATTATTGGAAATTGAAATGTACAAAAGGTGTGGCGCTTCGCAAGTGGTTATTGAATCACTTCAGCGTTCAATAGATACAGTAGCTTATGATAGATATGGCACTAAATTTTCAGTAGATGGTGTCAGACATTCAGGAGATCCTAATACTTCTTGTGGTAACACACTTATTCAAGGATTGGCTACTACATTCGCTTTAGCTAAGTGTCTCAATAAAACTAAACCACCGTCTCCAAAAGAAGTATGGGAACAATTACAAATGCGTTCTATGTTTCTTGGTGATGATTCTTTGATTATCATCAACAATATTATTGACCCAATTGATTATACTTTATTATTGCGTTCGTTAGGTCTTAATTTAGAACCAAAAGTATACTATGAAAATGCTAGATTTTATTCTACCTTTTGCAGTGCCAGATTTTATCCAGTTCGTGATCACAATAATAAGTTGACAACTGTTCTTGCTCCACCTATTCCTAGAGTTTTCGTTAAAACTGGATATTATGTAGATTTACCGAAAACTATTAGTTATCAGTCTATAGTTAAAGGTGATGCATTATCTAGATTACAAGATTCACATTGTATTCCTTTTTTGGCTGATTATTGGAAACACATTATACAAATTTTGTCTACTACAAAAGCTAAAACAACTTTGCAAATGAAAAAACAATTTCAACATTCCGTTCATTTACCCAGGAAGTATAGTGCTAGTGACGAAACTTGGGAAATGTTATACGAAGTATATCACTTAACAAGAGATGATTTATTGAGATATCGTTTAGAATTAAGTGAAGTTGTGTCTATTCCACACGTACTAGATTTACCAATGTTTCATTATGCTATGGCTGTAGACGGTTTATGTCCTGATGGAGAAGAATACTTTCCTCAAGTTGAAAAAATTGGTTTTGTAGACGTTCCTCCTTGTGATATGACAGAAATACCTAAAGAAGAATTTGATAAATTATGTGTGAAATATTTACCGCAAATGCTACGTGGTACTTCTGTGATAGTCGATAATGATATTGACATCAATAATATAGGATTGTAATTTTCTAAGCCCAACTCATGGCATAAAACCGAGTCGGACTTTCGCCCGAAAAATTTATTTGACCAGGAACTCATCAACGCTGTAGTCTTAAAGACCCAACCTCTAGGTTGTAAAACTAGATTTAAACTTGACGAAGATATTATTATACGCCCATTCGACGGTATGGGGGAACGAATTGAGTTAGTGTAGTTTAGTAACCTACCCTCCTCAATTTTAACCGGAAACCATTCAGATCCCCGTTATATTTATACTTCATCATGCCGCCCAAAAACGTAACCATTGTAGTAAAAACAAAAACTAAGAAGAAAACTAAAGGCAAGTTCAAAAAGAGAAATAAGAGTGTCGTATTAGCACGTGTTCGTAAAGCACCTCGCATGAAAAGGTCACGACACGTTTCACCGCCTAATAATATGGCCATGCAATATATGAAATGTCTTGCTGATCCATTTAAATTTGGACCTGTTAGAGCTGGTTTTGATACTCTTCTTCCAACACAAGTACATACTGCCTATACTCGTGGTACCCTAATAGCTAGTTTAGATGGTACCGCCAGGTTTTTCCTCAATCCTGGTATATTTGCAGGTGTAAGTTCATCCATTTCTTTTGTTTCAAATGTACCTGCCTGGATTACTGGTAATTATAATAATGCAGCCTTCCTAAATGCACAAGCTGATGAATACCGTGTGTTAGCAATGGGTATCAGAGCTTTTCCTAGAATTGCTGCTACCAGTGCTCCAGGTATGTGTTTCATGAATCTAGTTCCAAAAATGGATTTTAATGAACTTGCTACATATGCTAACTACTCTGCCACTTCTGCCACTACCATGCCATATACACAAATACACTTAGCATCGAGCAATACTACAGATTTCTATCAAAATTGTTGGCGTCCAGGTGACGTTAGCGATTTTATATTTAAAGGATATGATCAGCCATTAATATTAAACACGGCCGGTACTATTACATTAAATTCACTCAACACCAGTACTGGCGGTTGGAAAGATACCACAACTGCTTTCTTAGATACTATATTTACTGGTTTGCCCGTAATTGCAGCTGCTGGAACTCCCGTATACTATGAGGTTATTGTCCACTATGAAACTACAGATTCAATTGAAGCTATTAACTCTGAAACAGCAAATGATGCTTCCCCATCAGTTGCCTCAGAAGGTACATTTAGTTCGTTGGAAACAATGTTTCGTAGTATGTCCAACAATTTACCAGGCGCAGCCAGTGTTGTTGCTTTAGGAGGATCCTTACTTGCCTCACCATTAGTTGCTAGTGCTATTAAACGCCATACACAACGTTTGAACGGTTATGTTCACGTTGATTAATTATTTTGTCCGCAATGACGTTAAAACTACATCTCCCTACAGGCCCTGTTTCACCGTACCACTAGTACGGTGAAACAGGACCTGTAGGTCCACACAGTATTACATCAACCAAAAGAGGTTTTACTGTCCAAGGTTAGTCTTGGATCCATCTTAACACGGATTGTAGTGTTAGACTCTCACCGAGTCCGTTAGGTAAACCAACTTGAAGTAAGTTGTAAAATACTCAGGAGTCTTGTTGTGGTTTTATATCAACAATAACTCAACCACCACTTATGGTGATATATATACATTATTTTTACATAAAGGTAATCCGGATATTTATGTCGGTAACTTAAAAACAATTGTCCATTTACAATATTTTGTTTCCTTAATCTGCCTTAATACCGCAGTTGGATAAATTACAAACATCCCTATTTCCACATGGGTCGTTTTGAATAACGCAAATTTAATCTAAGCTCGTTGTAACGTAACGGGCCTAGCGTCTGGCGTGACGTTTAAATTCCCTTATTTGCAAAAATAGTAAGAACTGTACTTTAGTTCGATGTATTACCGTTTCAGGGTTTATATGAAACGAGAGAAAATAACGGTTTGGAAATGCC